GAGTGTGAGTGTATTGTTAAAGAGGTTAAGAGAGTAGCAACAAAATCACTTGGTGGACATGGAAGTAAGGCTTATAAAAATAAATCTTTAAGAGGTAAAGTTTATAGTGATATATACCATCAGATTAAACGAGAATTTGGAGTAGATAGTTATAAGGCTATAAAGCGTTGTCAGTTAGATAAAGTATTAGAGATTGTAAATAATTATAAGTTACCTATAGTGTTTGAAGAAGAAATAAGACTTTTGAATAGTCAATTATCAATTGTGAGTTAAGACAGGAATAGATTTTTCTCCTTTAAAGGGGAAAACCTGCAATAGTTAATTAAAAGAGAAAAGGAGTGCTTTCACACTCCACTTGTCAAAAATATAAAACTTTTATATACAAGATTATTATAACATAAATAATTGATAGGAGTGTGTGAGTATGTCTAAAACTAAAAAAGAGTTTTTTAATGCAACTAAGAAACAACTTTCTAATTATAAACAATTAAGTGCAAATATAATAAAATTAAAAAATGAAATACAAATGTTGAAAGATAATTCGGTTGGAGATTTAATGAAAGGTATAAGTTATGATAGTGTCAAAACAGGAAAAACAAACAAAACTAGTAACATGATTGAGGATGCTATTGTTAATGTATCAGACTTAATAACAGAAAAGGAAATAGAGTTATATGAAGCAGAAATAATTAAATCCACAATAGATTTAGCTATAAGAAACTTAAAACCTATACACAGACAAATTATTGAACTTAAATATATAGATGGTCTAATGTGGCAAGAAATGGTTGATATAGTACATTTAGAAGAAAGACAATTAAGTGTAAGAGCTAGTCAAGCTATTAGCTCAATATCAATAGCATTATTTGGGAAGAAAGCATTAATAGAGCAAGAACCACTTTTTGAATTGTTAGATTACAAACTAAATTAAAAAAGTAAGAGTAATTTTGAGTGCTGAAAATGTGCAGGTTTTTTTGTTTTAGACATGAGATAATAGTATTGTGGAAATGAAAAATTTCCCTCTCAAAATTAAATAGTTGGCTAGGGTTGGGATTATCTGTACTCTAGCCAACATATAAAAGTTTTGAATGGAGTATTAAATATGAATAATTTTAATGGCGAACGTTTAAAGAAAGCTCGTATATATAGAGAAATGACAATATTTGAATTGGCTCAAAAAATGAACTGTGAAAGACAAGTTATTTCTATGTATGAAAATAATAAATTAAAACCCGAAAAGAATATAATTAAGCAAATTGCAAAAGAGTTATATTTTCCAGTTAAATTTTTTTTAGAAAAAGAAAATGATATTATAAAAGGTTCTTCTTACTTTAGGGCATTATTAACTACAAATAAAAAATATAGAAAAAAGCAAATTCAGAGAATGGAATTTCTAGCTCAAATATATTTTTTCTTACAAGATTATATTGAATTCCCAACATTAAATTTACCAGATTGTTCTGGGAAAACACCAGAAGAAGCTGCTTTACTTTTAAGAGAAACTTGGGGATTAGGATTAAAACCTATTGATAATATCATATATGAAGTAGAACAACACGGAATACTTGTAACAAGTTTCTCGACTTCTACAGATGATATAGATGCATTCAGTCAGATGGTAGATATTTCGGGAGAGACATTTTATCTGATTGGATATTCTAGTAATAAGACTTCTGCCTCTAGAATTCATTTTGATATAGCTCATGAATTAGGGCATATATGCTTGCATGAGTGGAGCGAGGATGTAGAAGCTTTAGAAAAACAAGAATTTAAAGACAGAGAATCAGAAGCTAATAGATTTGCATCTGCATTCTTATTACCAGAAGAGACTTTTAAAATTGATGCTAAGAGAACTCCTTTACGTATTCCAAACTATACAGAATTGAAACGTAAATGGAAAGTTTCTATACAAGCAATGATACGCCGTTCATATTCTTTAGGAATTATCAGCATGGATGAATATCAGTCTATGATTCGTACTTTGCAGCGTAGAGGACTAAGAAAATCAGAGCCATTAGATGATGAATTATTAACTTCTCTACCAGCATTGTTAAAAACAGCAGTTTTGATGTTATTAAATGAGAAGGTATTTACTCCAAAAGAGTTTATGGATGAACTTTCATTTTCCTATAACTTTAGTCTAGAGCCAGAAGAAGTAGAATATCTATTAAGTTTACCTAAAAATACTCTAACTTCTGCTAAAGTTATACCATTTCCTGATTTACAACTTAAAAAAGATGTTTAAATCATATTTTAAATAGAGCGAGGACTTATGACCTCGCTTAAATTATATAGAATAGGGGGAAATATGAAATGGGAATATTAGAAGGTGCAACTAAAATAAGAGAGATAGCCAAAAAGATTGCTATAGAAAAAGGAATAACAGAGCAAGAGGCATGGAATGATGCTATTAAAGAGTACAAGGAAAAATATGAATTTAATTAAGACCAATGTATGGTCTTTTTTTTATTACTATGAACAGACTAGGTAGGGCGTGAGGACGCTGTTAGTTCAATTCTAACTATGTTCAAATATTAATCAACGTATACACTAAAAGTAGAGAAATTGAGGGCAAAATTTTATATTTTGTATCTTAATTCAGAGGTCTAAAAAACGAGTGGGGCTTGGTAACCTCACTCACCATGCAAGTACTGGTTTAATCTAGGTTCGATTCCTGGAACTTGCTCCCTTTAATAATATGTATCCCCCATTAAAAAGGCTTAGATTAACTTCTAGGTCTTTTTTAATACAAAAATTTATTAAAAATGCACGGCATGCACTATTCAGATATGCATGTCATGCATGTCTAAAGTCGAATATTTAATATTTTCGATGGCTCAAATTGAGGGGTCGAAAATAAAAACAGGAGGTAGTAGTATGTTGAAAATTTTACAAGAGAAAAATGTAAAAGTAATGTGGTCCAAAAATGGAGAAGAAGTTTGGTTTAATGCAAATGACGTAGGAGAGGAACTAGGCATAGTAAATATTCGTGATACATTAAGAAATATAGATAGAGAATATAAAAAGAAATTTAATGAGTCTACTGTCGGAGATTCCTACACTAGAAACTTTAAAGATAAATTGCCTAACTTCGGTACTACTTTTGTTACAGAAGAAGCTGTGTACAATATGTCATTTAGAAGTAATAAACCAGAAGCAAAGTTATTTACAAAATGGGTTACAAAAACACTTAAACAAATTAGAATACATGGTTATTATATTGCTACAGAAAAAGACCAGGAATGGCTGGATATAAGGACAGAAGGCAAAAAAGTAAGAAAAGATTTTACAGATGAAATACAAGAGTTTGTATATTATGCTACTAGTCAAGGTAGCAATAAACCTCAGATGTATTATAAACATTTTACTGAACTTGTAAGAAAAAAATTAGGTATTCCAAAAGGTGTGAAAAGAGATGAGTTAAATCAAAGCGAACTATTTGATATACAAGCACTTGAAAGAATTATATCTATGAAATTACCTAAGTTAATAGATAAAGATATGAATTATAAAGAGGTATATAAAAAGATTAAGGAATTAATAGAAATGATTTAAGGGACTGTCTTGATGGAGGGTCTTTTTTAATTCCCAAAACGACAAACAAACGAGGTGGTGATGTGCAAGATGTCAAAGAAAAGGTAAAACAAGATTACATAAAAGGTATGAAACAAAAGGAAATATCAGCAAAGTATGACATTAGTTTAAACACTTTAAAGTCATGGATAAAAAGATACAATTGGGCTAGTGAGAAAAAGAAGGGTGCACCTAAAAATAAAAGAGGTGCACCCATAGGTAATAAAAATGCCACTGGTCCTCCTGGAAATAAAAATGCTGAAAAGTTTGGTTTCTTCTCAAAATATCTACCTGAAGAAACTAGGGAATTAATACAAGAAATATCTATAAAAGATAAATTTGATATTCTTTGGGAACAGATAACAATTCAATATGCAGCAATAATAAGAGCACAAAAGATAATGTATGTTAAAGACAAGGAAGAAATGATTAAGGAGTTAAAGAAACATGAAAGCACAGAAAATGGTGAGAAGATAGAGTATGAATTTCAATTTGCATGGGATAGGCAAGCATCTTTTCTTAATGCACAGAGTAGGGCTATGAGTGAGTTAAGGAGTTTAATTAAACAGTATGATGAAATGATTCATAAGGATTGGAATTTGGCTACAGAGGAGCAGAAAACAAGAGTTGAGAAGTTGAAATGTGAAGTTGATAACCTAAGTAAAGATGATATTGGAGATGATGAGTTGAAAATAAGTGTAGATTATGGTGATAGAAATGATAGTTAGAATAGATTTTAATCCAGATTTCAAGGAAGCCAATTTTACTAAAAAAAGATACAGAGCAATGAAAGGTTCAGCAGGGAGTGGAAAATCTGTTAATGTAGCACAAGACTATATACTAAAGTTAGGAGATAAGAAGTATCAAGGAGCTAATCTATTAGTAGTTAGAAAGTCAGAAGCTACACATAAGTATTCAACGTATGCAGAGCTTACAGGAGCTATAAATCGTATTTATGGTAAACAAGCTGATAAGTATTGGAAAACTACTTTAAATCCTTTAGAAATTAAGAGTAAAGTTACTGGTAACTCTATAATTTTCAGAGGAGTTAATGATGCAAAACAAAGAGAAAAATTAAAATCAATTAACTTCTCGAAAGGAAAATTAACATGGGTTTGGTGTGAAGAAGCTACAGAACTTATGGAAAGTGACATAGACATACTAGATGACCGTTTAAGAGGTATTTTAACTAATCCTAACTTATACTATCAAATGACATTTACATTTAACCCAGTATCAGCTACTCATTGGATAAAAAGAAAGTATTTTGACTATAAAAATGATGATATATTTACTCATCATAGTACTTATCTACAAAATAGATTTATTGATGAAGCGTATTATAGAAGAATGAAAATGAGAGAGGAACAAGACCCAGAAGGGTATAAAGTCTATGGACTTGGAGAATGGGGAGAAACTGGTGGAGCAATACTTAAAAACTATGTTATACATGAATTTCCTACAGAATTTGAATACTTTGATAATATGAGGTTATCACAAGACTTTGGTTTTAATCATGCAAATGCAATACTTAGAATTGGCTTTAAGGATGGAGAGTTATATATATGTAATGAAATATATGTACATGAAATGGATACCTCAGAAATAATAACGATTGCAAATAGTAAAGGTTTAGAAAAGAGTCTATTTATGTACTGTGATAGCGCTGAACCCGATAGAATTAAGATGTGGAAAAGTGCAGGATATAAAGCTAAAGGAGTTAAAAAAGGACCAGGAAGTATTAAAGCTCAAATAGATTATTTAAAACAGTTAAGAATACATGTACATCCTAGTTGTATAAATACAATAAAAGAAATACAACAATGGAAATGGAAACAAGACGAAAGAACTGGATTATATCTTGATGAACCAGTTGAGTTTATGGATGATGCAATGGCTGCTCTTAGATATTCTATAGATAATAAACTTAAAAATAATGGGGTTAGAATACTTACTCCAAATGGAAGAAGGTGAGAAATTGGAACTAGATGTAATAAAAAAGTTAATTGAACAAACTAATAGTAAACATAATAACTTTGTTAAAAAGGCTGATGAAGCTGAAAAATACTATAAAAATCAAAATGACATTATAAGAGATAGAAGCCCTAATAATGTTGGCAAAGTAAATACAGCCAATAATCCACTAAGAAATGCAGACAATAGAATACCATTTAATTGGTTTGGTTTTTTAGTTAACCAAAAAGTATCATATCTGTTTACTTATCCGCCTACTTTTGATGTTGGAGATGATGGTATAAATTCAAAGATAACTGATATTTTAGGTGATAGATACCCAAAAGAAGCCAAAACACTTGGGAAAAATGCTAGTATATGCTCTAAAGCATGGTTACATGTTTGGGAGGATGATAACAATGACTTCCAATATGCTAATATAGACCCTCGCCAAATAAGAGCAGTATATTCATCAGATTTAAACAGAAAGCTTCTTGCAGTACTTAGAGAATATAAAAAGACTGATGATGAAGGAAAAGAATATGTAATCTATGAGTATTGGACAGATGAATGTTGTTATACTTATCAAAATAAAGATGGAAATAGTAATATCAATGGATTGGAGATACTTAATAAATTTATAGAGAAAAATTTAGATAATAAACTTGAAACTCAAACTAATGTATATAAACACAATTTTGGAGAAGTTCCATTTATCGAATTTCTAAACAATGATTTAGAGGTAAGAGATTTAGATAATGTTAAACACCTCATTGATGTATACGACAAGGTTTATAGCGGTTTTGTGAATGATATTGAAGATATACAAGAAGTTATTTTCGTTCTTACGAACTATGGAGGTGCAGACTTAACAGAGTTTTTAAAAGGACTTAAAGAATATAAAACTATTGATTTACAAAGTAGTGGTGCAGATGATAAGAGTGGGCTTAGTACAATTACAATAAATATTCCAATAGAAGCTCGAGATTCGCTTCTTAAAACAACAGAAAAGCAAATATATGTCCAAGGACAAGGTGTTGACCCTAAACCAGAGAATTTCGCTAATACAAGTGGTGTAGCACTCAAATTTTTATACACTTTATTAGAATTAAAAGCAGGTTTGATGGAAACAGAGTTTAGACTAGGATTTGCTAAACTAGTAAGAATAATATGTAAGCATATAGGATATTCGCCTAAAAGAGTTTTACAAACTTGGACTAGGAATATGATTCAAAATGATTTAGAACTGGCTGATATATGCTCTAAGAGTGTAGGGATAGTATCAGAAAAGACTAATTTAAAAAATCATCCTCTTGTAGATAATGCAGAAGAAGAAGAAAAACAAATTAAAAAAGAAAAGGAATACAATCAACAAGAATACAATAGTATCATTCCTAATAATAGTGGTGTTATAAATGAAACATAAAGACTATTGGAGGAAAAGATTTGAACAATTAGAAGAAGCTCAAAATAACAAAAGTATAAAATGCTATCTTGAATTAGAAAAGCAATATAAATTAGCTATGACTAGTATAGAAAAAGATATATTAGCATGGTACAACAGATTTGCTGAAAGTGAAGGAATATCTTTATTAGAAGCTAAGAAACTACTAAATACAAGAGAACTAGAAGAGTTTAAGTGGAATGTAGAAGAATATATTAAATATGGTAAAGAAAATGCTATAAATCAAAAGTGGATAAAAGAATTAGAAAATGCTAGTGCTAGAGTTCATATTACAAGGCTTGAAGCTTTAAAGTTACAAATACAGCAACAAGTAGAAGTTTTATATGGAAATGAAATTGATGGTATTGATAAACTAATGAGAGATATTTATACAAGCGAGTACTATCATACAGCTTTTAATGTTCAACAAGGAGTAAACGTTGGTTGGAGTTTAATGAGTCTTGATACTAATAGAATAAATAAAATTATTTCTAAGCCATGGACTAGTGATGGATTAAATTTTAGTGAAAGGATTTGGAGCAAACATAGACCTGCTTTAATTAATGAGTTACACACTAAATTGACGCAATCAATTATTAGAGGTGAGAATCCAAAAAATCTAGTCAATGACTTTGCTAAGAAGTTTAATGTATCTAAATCACAAGCTAAGAATTTAATAATGACTGAATCAGCTTTCTTTGCATCAGCAAGTAGAAAAGATTGTTTTAATGATTTAGATGTAGAGAAATATGAGATTATTGCTACATTAGATTTAAGAACTTCAAATATATGCAGAGAATTAGATGGTAAAGTATTTGATATGAAAGATTATCAAGTTGGAATAACAGCTCCACCATTTCATTGTCGTTGTAGGACAACGACAGCTCCTTTTTTTAGTGATGAAGAAGGCTATAGAGTAGCAAGAGATGAAAATGGGAAAACATATTATGTACCATCTAATATGAAATATAAAGAGTGGCATAAGAAGTATGTTAAAAACACTTACTAAGTTAGTAGGTGTCTTTATTATGTAAAAAAATTATTGAGAGGGTGATTTGAAATGCTTAAATTATATATTTTATCAATAATTGTGTTTTGTACAGGGCTTTATTTATTCAACATGAAGGTTTATAGTAATGAGGAATTAATTGAATTACTTAAAAGTGTGAATATCAGAAAAAGAAAAAAATATAATTTTATTTTTCTAGCTTTATTTCCACTACTTAATTTTATTCTTGGTGTGATACTCATACTATATTCTTTGCTAGTTAGCAATGAAGATATTATTAAATATTTAAGGAGGAATAAATAAGATGGCTAAGTTTAAAAAGAAAGCAGTTGAAGTAGAAGCTTTTAAACTAGGTTATGATGTAGAACCAAAATGGTTTATTGAGAATGATAGAGTTTGTAATTTTATGCAAGAAAAATGTATTAATGGTCATATAAGTTGTGATTTAAAGACACTAGAAGGTACTATGAGAGCTAATAAAGGGGATTACATTATACAAGGTGTAAAAGGAGAAATATATCCATGTAAAGCAGATATATTTGAAATGACTTATGAGAAAGTTGAATATAGAGAAAAAAATAAATTATCAACAGAGATGACTTTAGATTCAACAAACTTTCAAGAAAATATTAAAAAAGCTAGAAAAGAATTAGATTTATTTATACAAACTTTAGAAAAAGCAGATGATAAAATTAATAAACTAGCAGAAAAAATGAATAAATGTGATTGTAAAGTTGATATAGATAAGATTGTAAAACAGTTAGTGGAACACCTAAGAGAAGGTATTGAATAAGTTTTGGGGGATGGAAATATGTTTAAAAAGAAATATATTAAAAAGCCAAGCAAAATAAGTGTTAGAAATATTATAGCATTTATTATTACAGTTATTGGTATAGCTTTAGGTGTTTTTATAGGTATCAACATAATTATGGCTCATGTTTTAGGTATAGCTAACATGGTAGATAATAATACTTTCACATGTGTTAGATTAGTTTATAACTTAGTAGGGGTTATAAGTGGGTATTTGATAGGAAAAGCAATATACCTTATAGCTTCACTAATAAGCTATATTATTTATGAATAATTTGTTTAAAGGTTTTTTATTAGGTAAAAAACAAAAGGAGGGTTGTATTATTGAAAGAGTATGTAATTTGGTTTAAGAGTGGAAATTGTGTATCTGGAATAACAGACGAATATGTTGCTGATAAGCTAATGAAAGATTTTATTGAAGCTGACTCAGATTGTAGGAACTTGAAAGGATATTTAGATGAAGATGGAACAACAATAATAGATTTATCACAAATAGAAGCTATATCAATAAATAATTGTAGTGAGAATAATAATATTGGTTTTAGTAAGTCCTAGATAGGGCTTTTTTATTATGTAAAAAATGAAAGGAGAATTAAATAAAATGAAAAAAGGTGAATTAATTGCATTAGGGCTTAGTGAAGAAGATGCAAAAAAAGTAGAAGCTGAATCATTAAAAGAATTAGAAAATTATATTAATAAAATTGAGTATGAAAAGGTAAAAGAAGAATTAAAAGCATCAAAAGAAGCAATTGAAGGTTTTAAGGATGGAATGACAAAAGAGCAGATTGAAGAGCTTAAAAAAGGCTATGAGACTAAATTAACTGCAAAAGATGAAGAATATCAAAAGAAATTAAAGGAAAAAGAACAAAAAGAGTTTGATATGGCATTAGAAAATGAACTTATTAAACTTAATGTTCATAGCACTAAAGCAGCAAAAGCAGAACTTGATTTAGAAAAAATAAAATATGAGAATGGTGCTTTTACAGGACTAAAGGAACAGACTGATACTTGGTCAACTCAAAAATCTTTTTTAATAAAAACAGGAGAAACTAAGATAAATTACAACCCTGATAATGGCAAAAAAAATACATTAAGTAGAGCTGAAAATATTGCTAAAGAAAAGAATGAGGAAGGTTCTAAAAATCCATATGCTGACGCATGGAGTATAAAATAAAAAGGAGGATAAAGTATGTATTTTAAAGAGGTAAATTTTGATAACACACCCGAGTTTTTAGCTTCTCAACACTATATTAACTTTTCAAAAACAGCATTAGATACAGATGTAGTGGCTGATGAAAATGGAAAGAAATATGTGTTAGCAGGTAGTTTATTAGGTGAGAGTGGCAAAGTAGTAAAGATAACTAGAGGAGGTTCTTCGGGTAGTTATACATACACATTATCAGAAGACCCTGTAGGAATAGTTTTTTCAACTGTAGATGTTACTTATGGACCACAACCAGTTGCATCAATGGTGGAAGGGTATGTAATAACTGAAAGATTGCAAGGTGAGTATGTAAAAGAAGCTATAGACACTATAAAGACGAAATTACCAAATATTAAATTTATGTAGGAGGATGAAATATGGCAAGAGTAGAAGAATTATTGTCAGTTCAAGAGCTGATAAACTATACAAAGACTAGAAAATTAAAAGAAACAATGGGAGATTTATTATTTCCAACTCAAAAGATAGAAGGACTTGAAATAAAGATGATAAAAGGTGCATCTAATCTTCCAGTATCAGCAAGTGTTCATGCTTTTGATACAGAAGCAGAAATTGCATCAAGAGAAGGTGCTAATTTAAGTATTGCTGAACTTGCACTTGTGAAAAGAAAAATAAAACTAGATGAAAAAGATATAATTGTACTTGAAGAGCCAAGAAACTCACAAGAAGAAACTCAAATGATAAATCAAATATTTAATGATGTTGATAATCTTGTATCAAGTGTAAATACTAGAATAGAAGCAATGAGAATGGAAGTTCTAACAACAGGAGAACTTAATATAAATGAAAATGGAGTTAAAGCTTCTTTAAAATATGGAACTCCAACAAATCATAAAGAAACAAAAACTTGGTCTAGTGGAACACCAGATATATTAGGAGATATTTATAATATGACTGATAAAATAGTTGTTGATACTGGATTTACTCCAACAAGGTCATTAACCTCTAAAACTATTTTAAACACGATATTAAGAGATGAAAAACTAAGAAAAGCTATATTTGGTGTAAATAGTGATAAATTGCTTACTTTAAAAGAATTAAATGTATTTTTAGCTTCTCAATCTCTTCCTCCTATTTTTACTTATGATGAAAGATATAGAGTTCAAGGTAAGGATGGTAAATACACAACAAAGAGATTTTTAGATGAAAATAAGTTTATTCTTATGCCTGACGGCAAGATGGGAGATACTTTCTTTGGATTAACAGCAGAGGAATTAGAACTTAGAAAAAATCCATCAATAGACATTAGTTCAGTTGGAAATATAATTGTAGAGCAGTATTCTACTGCTGACCCAGTTGCTAAGTGGATAAAAGCAGTTGCAACAGTCTTACCTAGTTTTCCTTATGCTGACCAAGTGTTTATGGGTACAATAAATTAGAGGTGTTAATATGGAAGTTGAAAGACTAAAAAAGCTTTTAGGATTTAGTAGAGAAGATGATTCAAAAGATACAATACTAGAGTTTATACTAGAAGATGTAGAAGAAATGGTCAAAAACTATTGTAATGTACCTACTATACCAGAACAATTAAATAGTACTATTTTAAGAATGGCTATAGATATGTATAAAAATGAGAGTCTAGGAAGCGAAGATATTGCACTAGGCTCTATTTCTTCTATATCAGAAGGTGATACATCAGTTTCCTACAGAAGTTCAGCTAGTGAATTTAAGGAATCTTTACTTAAAGATTACAAGTCACAATTAAATAGATACAGAAAACTTAGGTGGAAATAATGATGGATAAGACTAGAAAAGCAATAGAAATGCTGTATAGAGATAAATGCACTATAGTAGAGTATCAGCCAATTAAAGACCCTGTAACAAAACGAGCTAACAATAAAGAAGTAGTCGTATTAGAAAATCAACCTTGTAAGTTATCATATAAAAATATTACATCAGCTACAGATGGAAAAGTAGCTAAACTTGTACAGACTATTAAACTCTTTATATCTCCAAACATAAACATTAAAGCAGGTTCAAAACTTATTATAACTACTCAAAATAATATTACAAAAGAATATATAAGAAGTGGAGAATCAGCTATATATCCAAATCATCAAGAAATAATACTTGAGTTATTTAAGGATAAAGCATAATGGCTAGATGGGGCAGTGTTGATTTTAGAGAGTTTAAAAGAGTTTGTAAAAAGATGGAGAAGCTTACAAAGATTGATTTAGATAAGTTTTGCAAAGATGCAGCAAGAGAATTAGCAGCAAGACTCTTAGGAAAAGTAATTAGAAGGACACCAGTTGATACAGGATTCTTAAGACAAGGATGGAATGGAGTGGCTTATGCTAGGTCGCTTCCTGTGTATAAACAAGGAAATAATTATATTATAGAGGTTGTTAATCCGACTGAATATGCAAGTTATGTAAATTTCGGGCATAGAACTAAAGATGGAAAAGGTTGGGTTAAAGGACAACATTTCTTAACAATTTCAGAGATGGAACTACAAAGCCAAGTTGATAAGATTATAGAGAAAAAGTTATTAATATTACTTAAAGGAGTATTTGATGCTTAATAATATTATAGATGGAATATCTATTAAATTAGATAAAACATTTGGAGAGAGTTATACAATTTATAGTGAAGATGTGGAGCAAGGGATTAATGAACCTTGTTTTTTTATTGTTCCTTTAAATCCAAGCAAAGTATCATATCCAAGTGGCAGGACATTAAAAAAGAACTCTTTTGATGTACATTATTTTCCCAAAAGTAATGATAAATCATTTGAAATAAATGAGGTAGCTGAGATGTTACTGGAGGAATTAGAGTATATAGAAATTGATGGAGATTTAGTCAGAGGTACAAATATGAACTTTGAAATTGTAGATAATGTTCTTCATTTCTTCGTTGATTATAACTACTTCACTATAAAAAGTAATGATACAGAAAAAATGAATGATGTTGAATTATTTGGTGGTTTGAAGAGAGGTGATAATTTTGAGTAAAACATTAAGTAAAGAAGATGACTACAAGTTTACTAAGGAGCAAATAGTTAATTCTAAGAAGTATGTAAATAGAAAAGACTTATTAAATGCAATTTTAAAAGAAAATGAGTTATATTCCTTCTCAGAGGTAGAGGATAGAATAAATAAATTTATGAAAGGAGTGAGTTAGATGGCGTTAGGTGGAGGAACATTTGTAACACAGAATAAAATATTACCAGGTAGCTATATAAATTTTATCTCAGCTAAGAGGGCAACCAGTTCATTATCGGATAGAGGTATTGTTGCAATGCCTTTAGAGTTAGATTGGGGCATAGATGAAGACGTATTTCAAGTAACCAGTGATGATTTTGAGAAGTATTCAGTGAAGTATTTTGGATATGATTATACTCATGAGAAGCTGAAAGGCTTGAGAGATTTATTCAAAAATATAAGGTTGGGATATTTTTATAAATTAAATAAAGGCGTTAAAGCCAGTTGTACTATAGCCACAGCAAAATATAGTGGTATCAGAGGAAATGACTTAAAAGTAACAGTTACAACAAATATAGATGATAACACTAAATTTGATGTTGTAACACTTTTAGATAATAAGAAGGTAGATACTCAAATAGCAAAAGTTATTACAGATTTAGAAGACAATGACTATATCACTTGGAGGAAGGATGCAACACTAGAAGCAAGCGCAGGACTTGTATTTACTGGTGGAACTAATGGCGAAGCTGTGACAGGAGCAGAGTACCAAGCTTTCTTGGATAAAATAGAAAGTTACTCATTTAATGCTTTAGGATGTTTGGCTACAACAACAGAGATTAAAAGTTTGTTTGTAGAATTTACAAAGAGAATGCGTGATAGAGTTGGAGCAAAGTTTCAAACAGTATTATATAAAAAGAATGATGCAGATTATGAAGGTGTAGTATCTGTTGAAAATAAGATTAAAGATACTGGATTATTAGAATCTAGCTTAATTTACTGGACTACTGGAGCTATAGCAGGATGCGATATAAATAAATCTAATACTAACAAGCGATATGATGGTGAATTTGATGTAGATGTTAATTACACTCAAATACATTTAGAAGAAGCTTTAAAAACTGGTAA